TCTATGTCGGCACTGCTATCGACCTGTTGCAGACCCCATTCGGTCGGATACACTTCGACCTTTGGCGGTTTCGGGTATCCACCCGATGCCCACAACGCCATATTGTAAGCTAATCGGAAGTCATCAAATGTATCCTCGGATTTAATGAGCGACCACCCTAGGCCAGTCGACGGCATACCGTCTATGTCCTTGGAACGTGTGCCCTTATGGGATGTACCTAAGTACAGGATGTAACAATCGTCAATCTTCTCGTCGTACGATGCCTCTACCGCCTTGCGGTAGGCTTGTACCTGTAACGAGTTCTTCTTGCTGTGTGTCTTACTGGTCTTAAAGTCAATCAGTACACGGCGACCACCTATCGTAGTGATAAGGTCTACCGTACCAGCGAACCGCATAGGGTTGCCGTCCTTGTCCTTGTCACCTACGAACGCTACTACACGTTCAGCCAGTGACTTGGTAGGCTTAACCTTCTGGAACCAGTCTACGAACGCTGTGATAGCCTTCTTCTCGTGCTTGCGCTTGTAGTTGGCACTTTCTACCTTAAGTCCGTTCAGGAGTGCCTCTACGGCTGCGTGAACGTTCGTACCACGCTCCTGTGCGTCCGACAGTATAGCCTCTTGGGCGTCTACGTCGTTTCGTTTGTAGTACTCGATAAGTCCAGCGTCAGCAGGGACACCGAGTGATAGTAGCGTGGTAACACCAGCGACTACTTCACCGTCTATCTCGTAGCTGTGCCCGAACTCGTCAGCGTAATACACCAGCTTGGTATTCTTCAGCGTGTGCGTTTCAACAGTTTGGCTCATATCTTTTCCTTTGCTTTAATTCGTCTTAATTCGTCTTATTGTATGTGGTCTATGACCGTCTTGATGTCCTTGAGTATAGCCTTAGTGGTCCACTTCTTACCCTTGGACCCTAGCTTGGTGGGTGCATAGTCTGTAGGCAAGTCATATGCCCAGCCTATCCACTTGTGGTCTGGCTTAGCGTGTGCCTTGCCTACCCCTTTAGTACTAGACTGTACTGCTGATATTCCCCTACCTATAGGCTCAAGGTTCACTTTACTTACGTTCTTCTTAGGAACTTCTATGTATGCCCACGGTGCGTAACCGAATAACATGACAGCTCTGAACCTGTGCTTACCGTATACGCCACTCACTAACGTGGGGGACGAACGGTAGTACGGGTTCTCGTCTACGCCCATAGGACTGATGTACTCAACCTCGTTACGTATATGTATACGCTGTACGGCTGTCCTATCACGCTTTTTTGAAATATCTTCGTTTGTCATACTCTTATACTACTGAGTTAAATCTGATATGTCAACGGTTTTTTCATTAAAGTCTCGCTTTGACTTCAATGCGCTCCAAATAGCCTTATCTACCTTGCTCAATGACTCCAGATGGTAAAACACTGGCGTTTTCGTCTGTCCGTTACGGTCGGTGCGTCCACGGGCTTGGTGGTAATCCTGATACGAGTAAGTCGGTGACATGAACACTGTCACGCTGGCGTATTGCAGGTTCAGTCCAGCGGAGCCTGACCTATATTGAATGAGCAACACGGCTTTCTTGGTAGGTTTCGGGTCGTCTGCTTTCGGCAGGTTCTTTACGTGACCGTTCTGCTCGAAGACTAAGCGGTCGCTATACTCTTTTTCGGCAAGTATCTTTTTGATTAAATCCCTTTCGGCGTTTAACTCATAGAATATGACGATGTTTTCGTCGGTCTTGTCGAAAATGTTCCGAATTGCGTCGCTGCGGGTCGCAACTAAGTTTTTGCGGAGGGCTGCGAGAAGTTTCATGTGCGAATCGAGCATTTCGCCGTCGGCTGCGGTGCGTTCCTTCACGAGCCGTTGCTGTTCCTTACGTACACCGCCGTCCAGCTTAATCGGTACCCACTTGTCGATGAACTTAGGCAGGTCTAGGTTGCCCTCACGTGACAGTGGCTTGCTAATCTTAGCCCACCACGCTTGCAGGTTGTCGAGGTTCTGGTACCCGATAATCTGTGGGAAGTGTCGTGACCCCATTATCTTCATCACCGTCTTAACGTATAGGCTGTAGAACTCGGTCTTATTCTTCACCAGCTTAGTAGCGATAGCGTAGTTGGCGGTATCGTGCCACCCATTACTCATAGGCGTAGCAGTCAGTCCTATCCACTGGTGTGCGCTCTGAGCTACACGTGCGAATGCTTTGGAGCGTTCACTCTTAGGGTTCTTCACGTAGTGTATCTCATCGAAGATGAACGCTAACCTTTCAAACGTCTTGCCCTTAGCGGCCTCTTTCATCTGCTTGGTGAACGTCTCGTAACTGATAATCCATAGGTTGTCTTTGCCAGTCGGAACGAACAACTCTGGTACCCAGTCCTGTACGTCACGTTGCCAGTCCCCACTACGCACCTTGCTGGCGGGAGCGACTATCACGAGCATTTTCACACCGTCAGCACGAAAACTATGACGCTTAAAGTGTATGAGTGACATGGCACTCTTACCTAAGCCAACATCACAAGTCATGAGTACGTTTTTAGGCAGGTCTTTTAAATACTTTTTCTGATACTCATAAAGCTCTGGTTTTTTATATGCCACTACCTCATCTCGCTTTCGTCCACTGTAAATTGTGGGTTCACGCTCTTGATATAGTTTCTGATGTCCTCACGTGTCGGCTCTTGCGTCACTATAGGCGTGGTCATATATAGGCACGCTACTCCGACGACTGCGTGATATAGTATCACCGCCACAATTAGAGTGCCTAAAATCGTTAGCAGTATTTTCATGCCGTTACCTTCTTAACTCGCCTGCTAATGCGTCCACCTTTTGCACCAGCTATACGTGCCAGCTCTGGGTTGGCAGCGAAGCCACCAGTCCTGCCGTTAGTGCCACCCTTCTTGCCTATCTTGTGATAGAACAGCGGGTCTTTCGCTAGGTTTTTGTCTCGGGCTTTACGCCCTCCGATTTGAGTCCCTGCCATAGTGTTTCTCCTTCTGGCTTATGGTTTTTGATGATTGTACTTGCCCACGCTTTCTTGGTGTACGGGGTCGGAACTGTGGAGGAACCGACCCCATACGAGAGATTAACACCACCTCTGGGTAAATCTCCCATCGCAGGGCGAGGGTTCTAGGGTTTAGCCCTATTACCCCCATAAGGTTGGGGTGCCTCAGCCACTAATACATATGTAATAGGGGGTTGAGTTTTGTAGCTACTCATACGCACTGTTCGCTATGACTGGGTGTCAGTGCAGGGCTCCTTAATGGAGATGTCACACTGTCCTCAGGAGGGAGGTACTTGGGTATTGTAGAGCGGGGTAACAGCACCCCTATGGAGGTAGGTTAAAACCTAAAACACTACCCCCATAGGGAGGCTTTACGCCTCCTTTTTACTATCCGCCTCCTTCCTCAGTTGGGTGTGTAACCAGTCCCTAACGTAGGGCTTCTCTATGTGCTTGAAGTGTACTACGTCCATGGCAACTACCACGCAGAATATGATGAATATACCCAGTAATATTGGGGTCTCAGTTGGTAGCCATATCACTACCCCTATGGCAGGTATAAAGCCTGCCAAGAAGTCGCTAATAGCCATCCATAGGGGACGCTTATACGCCCCCAGTAGTTCTTGTGGGTCGGTCATAGGGCTACCTCCAGTACGGTCTTTTTACTTTCTATGCTCTTGGCTAGGTTAGTTTCGTTACATTGTACGGCACAAATCCAAGCCATATCCACTTTTATGTTCGAGCCGTCCTCGTCACTGTAGCCACCGATATTGTTGCTGTCGTTGTCTGTCACGATAGCGATAGACTGGTAGCCATTCTTCTTGATGTCGTCACGAATGGCTCGGTAGTTAGTACCACCACCGATGTTGTAGGCACTCGGGTCAGTCGTTATCCTGTTAGCGAAGTACTTCTTGATGACGGTAACGTCTCGGAGCCGTTTAACGGTGTTCTCGACGATACGGTCAGCCTTACCAGTCTTCTCGTCTGTCATAGAACCTGAGCGGTCAATGTACATTACGAGGGTCTTATTTTCGACAGGCATACGTCGACGACCACGCTTGATAAGTGAGGCAGTACTCTGCTTGTGGGGACTGCTGTATGTACGTCGTTTAGTCAGGCTCTCAGCGTGTCCGAAGTATCGGGTAAGTGATACGTACAGTTTCGTTTCAGCCTGCTTGCTTGTACGTTGAACAGTACCGAGGTCTCCCTCTGTGCGTCCAGCGAATGGTGAGTGTGACACCTTCGTGGTGGTCTCTAGCAGTTCCTCAAGGATACGGTCAGCCTCTCCCTTGTCGATGTCGCCTTTGGCAGCACCCTTTTCTGAGGGCTTACCTGTCACTGGGTCAGTACCAGTAGCCTGTGGGTCTGGGGCACCCTTAGGTACGCAGTCACCGAATGGGTTGTCCTCCATGAACTGCTTCATGGCATTAGCGAAGTTCTCATCTTGCTTGGACTTCTTGGCTACGAGGTCGTATACCTGTGGGGCTGTCATACCCTTCCACTGGCTCTGTCCGACGTGTACGTTGATACCGCCTTGGAGTGGACCTTCAAACTCGAACAGTAGATTGTCCTCATCATCGTAGTAGTTACTCAGTTCAGCGTCACCTGCTACGTTTCGTATGGTGTGGTCTTTCTGGTTCTTCTTCCATGTGTCCTCATCACGGTGGTGGAGTAGGATATGGAGCAACTCATGGCGTACCGCTAGAGACTGCTCGGCTAGGTTCATACCTGTGGCAAGGTGAATAGCCTTCCCATCAGTGTATGCTGGGGCTATGTTCGGGTCAGCGTCGAACCGTACAGGGTATACCGACATAAGACGGGCATACGTCGTATACATGGTGTCCAGTAGGTACTGTCGCAAGTCCCATACCTGCTTACGGTTAGCCTGTTCATCGAAGTATACAGGGTCGACCAGACTGGTCTGACCGTCTAGTACTGCTGGTTTGATTGGTGTAGCCATTACTTAGCCCTCCAGATGCCACCGACCCACTTGAGGGTCTGTTGGCGTGATTTGATATTGCCACCTTGTTGGTCGGCTGGTGCTATGACCTTTACGTAGCCATGACCCTTAACGCTCTTGTATGACTCACTGGCGTTGTTCAGTAGTCCAGTCCTAGACCTTGAGTAGTTCAGTAGGTTACTAGCACCGTTCTGCTCGGCATCGTATATAGGTGGGGTAGGTTTGCTACCACCAAAGGTACGTAGTATGTAGTTACCGTTCTCACTGTAGGGGTTCACCATACCTGCTGGGGCGGTCTGTATGGTGTCCATGTGACTGTATGTCTGAGCATTACGGTCGTAGTTACTCTTACGTACCAGTGTCTTACCTACGTATGACTGGTTGAGCATTATGGCAGGGTCAGCGAAGTCCCTCCTAGTGGCATAGTACGTATCACAGCGGGTCTCTTTCGAGGGCATCATGGTGGCTGCCCCAGTAGGAGCAGAGCCACTCATGTAGTAGTAACGGGAGTTTCTAATCAGGGCTTGGTGGTAGGCTTGGCGTTTACGGTGTGAGTTAATAGCAGCCATGTTAGTTAGTCCTGTACTGGCTTAGTCGCTTTGCTATCTCAGCCTGTAGGTCGGTCTCGGTAGCGGTGCTATCGCTAGACGTACCACCTAGTGCATCGTAAGCACCAGACATTTCAGCCTTAATCTTGTCAGCGTCGTACTCCTGCTTGTATACGTTAGCGGTAGGTAAGTTGCTTAGTACTTCAGCTGTTGTTTTTGGGTACGTAAGACCTAAGCCCTTTTCCATAAACTCCTTGAGCTTATTGGGGTCTATGTTAGCAGCTTCGTCTATTATCATACCGTCGTTAGGGTTTACTTTCTTACGCTCCTCGAAGAAACTGTTACCCCTAGAGTCCTTGTCATTGTAACCGTGGAGCCGTATAGCCTCAGCGGTACTTGGTGCCACGAGGTTCTCAGCGAGGGCTTTGAGTCGTGAGACTGAGCCACGTGATACCTTGAGCAGGTTGTACAGGGAGCGTGGCGTAGTGAACTCATTACGCTCATCAGTAAACGCCTCGTCCTTATCGAACTTCAATGTACCGTCAAGCACCATAGCCTCTAAGTGCTTACCCGCTGGGGTCGCCCCTAGTTCTGTAGTGCCTACCCACTGTGTCCAGTCGTATTCACTCGGGTTGTGGTAGTACCACATGAAGCGGTTACGTAGCTGTGGTGACATTTCGTGGTTATTGTACGTGGCACTAGGGTTAATAGCCGTTACGATTACCGTCTCGGGGTGTAGCGGTGTGCCATTAGGCAGGCACCTGTCTTGTATCAGGGTTAGCAAGGGGTCTTGAACCTCACGTCGGGCAGTATTGAGCTCGTCTAGGAACAGTACCGTTTTGTGGGTCGTACTTCGGTGGAGCTTCTCCAGTGGGTACGCTACCGCCATCTTCTTTTCGTGGTCAGGTGTAATAGCACCAGCTACGTCGTCCTCACTAGCGGTATTCGCTAGGAACAGGTTCATCTCGTACCCGTTGTCTATAGCCCACTGGCGTATAATCGAGGTCTTACCAGTACCAGCGTCACCTACAATGGCGAGTGGAATACTTGGGGTGTCCTTGATGGTGTCGAGCATACCAGTGATAGACATCTCTGGTGGCTCTTCATCGTCAGTGGTGCTTGGTGCCACAGTCAGGGTCTCATCTGGCGTACCAGTGACAGCCTCGTATGTGGTGGTATCTGTGTGTGACGTTGCTTTCACTGGGGCATTGTAGGGCGTACCTTCACTATAGCGGTTGATTACGGCATGTGGGTTAGCCATGGGGATATTCATGTGGCTCTCAATCAGGCTCTTAGCCTTGTCGAGTTCTGTTGCCCCCAGTATAGGGGTGTCACTCGGAGTAGTGGAGTCCCCTTTAATCTGGGCTACCGCTACCATGAACGCAGCCTTTTGCTGGAGTGATACTGCCTTCTTGATTTCGGGCAGGTTATCTGGGGTGTAAGTTATTAGTGGGTCTGACATGGGGTACCTACTTCACGTAGTTGGCAAGTGGCGTGCCGTTAATGTGGTTGATGAATATGACGTTTAAGTCGTGTATCTCCATGACCCCCCGCATCTTGTCGAGTTTCAGACTGTTGGGGTCTTCTACGTCTAGGAGACTACCGAACCCGTTCTGTCCTGCTGCCTGACGTACCATGTAGATGTTGCTGAGCGTGAACTTGTTACCTTGTGTAGGGCCTTTGATACCTAGGATTATGAAGTCCGAGGGTAGTACGACCATGACTTTATCTTCGGTCATTACAGTACTCCTTCCTGAGTATTGGTTATGTCGTTATGTGCTTTCATCCATACCTTGAGGGCTCTTTTCATAACCCAGTCGGAGGCACTCCGTTTGAAGCGTAGGTATAGAAGACGCATTACGCATCCTCCATTAGTAGTTGCTCACAGTACTTGCCCCATAGAACGTCACCGACGTTTGCCATGGCGATAGAGAGGTCACGCAGTTTTGCGTCCCACCTAATGCTGGCTTCTAGGTTGCCCCGTGTTGTAGCTCGGTCTAGTAAACGGTCGCATTTAGCGATGGCTTCATCGAGAGCTTTTACTTGCTCCACAGTACGTGGTGCGTTAGTGGTTGGTGTAGTTGTTGAGTTCATATGAACCCCTTTCTGTGGTTGTCCCCTGCGATGGGGTTGGTTTATTGGTGGTGCCGTAGGGCTTTCTGTCCCTTAGGCTGTCGCAAGTCTATAACGAAACGCTGGAAAATGTCAAATATTTTACGAAAAAACAACGATTTAACAGATTGAAATTCGTTTCGAATTGACTTTTTCGAGCGATTGTGGTATATCGTGTGTGTTATTGAGTGTAACAAAAGTGGGGTTTGTAACGGTTTTATTATGGGTTTTTATACGTTACAAGCATTAGCCTTATTGGTTTTTGATGTGGTCAAAATAGGGACTTTTTGTAGTGTAACGAATAAAAAACCGTTACAATTACCCCCGTTATGTAGCTTGTAACGTGGTATAGGGTTTCATTTGTTACATTTATTTATATATAGGTAGAGAAATAGTAAAGATAAAATAATAGGGTGTCCGTTACACTGTTTTCGTTACACTTTTGCTGACCCCTGTTACGGACATTTGGCTGCCCGCTGTGTTGTTACCCGCTTTTGGGGTGGCGGTGTGTTACAAAAAGGTGTATACTAAGAGTGTAATTAAAGGAGTAACATATGCCAGAGCAATTTACTGTCAAAGAGAAGTCCAAAGAACCAGCGTCACAATTAGTACGGGTTGATACAGCCATGTATAAAGCGATTGTGAAGTTGGCAGAGGAGAATAGTAGGAGCATAACGCTACAAACTAGCATACTTTTAGGTGCTGCTCTTAATAGAGGGCTACATAACCCATCTGATATGACTTAGACACACACACACCACCCCTGTTATGCCCCTATTATGCCCCCCGAAAATGCCCGAATATGCCACACACACACACACACTGTATATATCCCCCTATTATTGGGGTCATTTTTAGGGTATAAAAAAACGCCCTTGTATAAGGGCGCTTATTTATAGGTTTTAGCAGTCGGTATTTACACCGCACTCTAGTATCATAGGTGTTCCGTCGCCTGTATTGGCGCTGATAATCATCAGTGCTAGTGCGCTTACGATACCTACTACTAATGCTATTTTGCTAGTGGTACTCATTGTAACCCCTTGTTTTAAGTTGCTTGCCCTTGTGGGCTATCTATAGCCTATCGTATAGGGTCGAATGTGTCAATGATATTCGAAAATAACGTTGACTCTGAAGGGTAGAATGGCTCTGTAACGCTCTGAAACGCTCTGTATGGCGTTGTAACGTCCGAAACGGGTTTCGACCCGTCCGAAACGTTGCAAGCGCCTGAAAAGCGTTTAAACAAAAAAATAACCCCTTGAACGGAAGGGGTTATTTTATAGGTTTTAACTAGCGCTTTTTACCTGCGAACAAGTCGGTTTTTACGTATCCACCCTTAGCAGGTATCTGTCGTATAGTCCGTTGGCTATCCTTTACGAATAGGTTGCCACGTCCGTTGTAGTACACCGTAGCACCGTCTAGCAGTCCGTTTTTACCGTTGTAACACTGTAAAACTTCCTTATCTTTAGAGTACTTACCAATCTGTACTAATCGTTCGTCATCAACGGCATAAAAGCTATCGAATGACTTGCGAGTATCGACGTTATCACCCCTTGCAATGTCATGCAATGCAATCGACTTCCAAGTGGTGTTTACGTCATCGAGGTCTAATACCTCTGTTACATTTACTCCGAATTGTAGCCCCATGTGGGTTTCGATGTCGGTATTAAGTGGTAACCATGAGCCTGAAATAACTGTCATAGTAGTTATATCCTATCTGTATCATCTGATACTTGAATTGTTAAGTTTCGTACCGCTTGCCGTTCCAGTCGGTACTGGTCATCACTATAGCCGATATGCCCTGTCATGTCAATGGTATTCGCAATAACCATCGACATCACCCCTGTTATTTATGTGTGTGTATCCTGTTGTATCCCATGCCAAGCCAAGCCAAGCCAAGCCCCGCCATAGCCATACCATAGCCGATACATACTATAGGGGGGGGTACAATAAATAATCCGCAATACACTATGATATATAACTCCCCCGAACTTTTTTTAATTTTTAAAAGGTGTCAACGATTTTTCTAATATATCCAACCCGTATATATGTAGTAGAATAAAGTTATGTTTGATTTTCTAAATAAGCTATTGGGCCACAAGACAACAGGTGAAATTCGTGAGTCAAAAGAAAAATCGAGACGGCTGAAACGAGATGCTGAGCTGCGAAAGAGCGCTGCGAACGCCAAACCCGCTCCGCAGAAGCAACGTGTCTTCCGACCAGACGCAGACCCCGAATACTACTCGCAGAGGGGGCTAGCTAAGAACGAAGCTGAGTCGCAACGTATGGTTAACGAGTATCGTGAGAAGGGCTACCCAGGCGTAAAGCCCCTGTTCCCAAAAAATTAGACCCCCTACGGGGTCTTTTTTTATCCTAGTCGGAACGAATCAGGACTAGGTGCTGTATTCATTATAGTATCAGTTCTTCTTCAGTGGCGACAGGGGCTTCTGCTGGCCCGAGTACGGGGTAATCGCTGAACGGGTGGTGCGGTAGGTCCGTCGGTGGTCGCATCGCAAATTCTGCTAGTGCCCGTAGTAGCCGTAAAGGATTTTTGACGTATCGTTCGTGTTCGTTTTTTGCTTCCATGCCCTCAGCATACACACCAAGGAGAACGGGAGCAAGACAGGGGGACCTGTAGTATAGGCACCAACAGGCTTGATTTTTGGCCTTGCCCCGTTCGTAGGGAAAGTACGTTGATGTAACCGTGAAGTACACCAACTCCCTTACAGTGCTCCTATATATCATACTTGTCAATGATTTTTCAAGATAATAAAAAAAAGACCTGCGGATTCACGGTCCGCACGTCTAGTGTATATGCTCCGTTTTACGCCCGGAGCAACGGCGTTTCCCATCCCAAGGAAAATTGTGAGGACCGCTCACTCGGAGATATCCCCGTTGGGGGAATCACCTCCTAGGCAGGGTCCCTGAGATAGACGGGGACGGAAATGGCAGGCACCACCTGCAGGTGACGGTTGTTGCGACGGATGCGCTCGCCCTGAAGCGAGTCCATCTCGTCCTGAATGCGGTCGAGCCTGTCGGGCACGGCAGCGATGAGCCTGTCGAGTTGCTCATTCGAGAGCGACCGCAGGTTCACGGGACAACCGTTGATGATGTGCTTCACCGTTCCCCCCTATGGGATGTTTGTGTTGGATGTTCCAACTGTCTGAATGATACTCCAGATTTAGTACCGACGCCATACCAAAACGACCATATGTAGCGTAGACGCCCGACCAAAAATAGTAGTATACTGAAGACGACCAGCCCATGAGCGATGACACTTACCAGTTACCGTTTCGGGCCTAGGCAAACCAAAAATATAGGTTTATAATTAGAGGCGGTAAGTGTTACACGCTTGGGTGACCCCCGCCTCTAGTAGGATGGGGGTTTTCTTATGTCCAAACGAGTGGACGAAATATACGACGAGATAAACGATAAGTTCACGTTCAGGATTTTCCTAGGTGCACCGATGTTCTACGACTCGGACAAGAAGCGATACGTGCACCTGAATGAAACGACGATGCTCCGCATCCTGCACCGCCACTCGAGTATCAAGCCACGAGCCAAGCAGAGCGAAGCGAAAGAGGTGTTCGAGCTTGTCAGTTCACTCTCGACCGACATCGACGCTCACAAGCACCTGATACTATTCGGTGACGACTATGCCACGCAGAAGGTCTGGAACATGGAGGCGGTCGAGTGGGAGACAGTTCCGAAAGACATTTCTCATATAGTATGGAGAAGTTCGACAGCTCCGAGCGACGACCCCGACGCAATCGCAGCCGTTCGAAAGTTCTTGCTCGAAGTAGCCAAGGGCGACGAACGCCATATGCAGGACATCTTACAGGCGTGTGCCCCGCTGTTCACCGCATCAAAGCCCCTAGGTGTCATATGGTTCTCTGGCAATGGGCGTAACGGTAAGAGTGGAGTCGTAACACTCCTGCACAAACTATTGGGCGACTACCTGACCAAGATGACGCTGCACCAGATAGAAGACGGCAAGATGACCCCCGCATTGAACGGTCACCTCGGTAACATCCTAGAAGAATCCAGTGAAGGTTACATCAACGACTCCGAGAAGTACAAGATTATTGGTGAGCACGGCACATTCTTAGTCCGTAAGTACCACTCGCAGGACAGCATCAAAGTCGATACCAGCATGATGCACACTATCTTCAATACGAACAATATCCCGAACTTTGCCGACAAATCATCAGGGGTCAGGGCCCGTACAATTATCGTTCCGTTCCTTGCGACGTTCAAAGAAGACCCGAACTTCTTCAAGAACACATTCACCGACGAGTTTATGAGTGCCTTCCTGCACCTAGTAACCGAGGCAGCACAGCAGATACGTGACCAGAACTACACCTATAACTGGGGTCCGATTACCAGCGGTGAAAAACAGACGTACGACGACGAGGTGAACACCGTAGAGGCATACATACGCTACCTGCGAACCAAAGCCATTACAGGGTTCACGAACTGGCGTCAGCTCCGTATCCACTACGAAAACTGGTGCACCGATAATGGCGAGGTGCCACTCGGGCTCAAGGCCATGAAAGCTACATTTAAGCACATTACGAATGCTACTGATAAGGTGATGCGTGAAGGCAATCTAGTTACTCGACGTTGGGTAATCGACAAGCCAAGCGACGCCAAGATTAAGCGTTCGGTCCTACTCGACGGCATCGGTCTATGGGTTGACCCCGCCAAAGACGACGCCCTGAAGAAGGAACCACAAACGAAGCTCGACATTGAAGGGCTGGCGTGAAAGACAAACTACTCGCAGCGTTCATAATCCTCGAGTACGCTATATTCATTTATCTATTGTGGCAACTACTAACAGCATTAGGAATAGGAGTATACCCATGACATTAAAAGCCACCAGTAAAGCTAGCGGACCCGTTAAGTCCAATCCTGAGTGGGAGCAACGAGCCAAAGAAGCACTAGCCCGCCTAGCGAAACACAAGCACGCACTCGTAAGGAAACCACGCAGTGAGCAATAAAATAGAGTTCGACACCCGACTTCCCCGCTTATCGGTATGGGCAATAGACGACGACGCCATCTGCATGGATATGGGTTCCGTTACCCATGAGGACATAACCGACCAGCAAGCCATCATGGGGCTACGCAAGCTGCGGTGGAAACTCGTATCACGATTAGACGCTCTTGACCGTGAATTGGAACGCTTAGTGGAGCGCAACCAACCGACCGAGCATAAGGCCGACGAGCTACGTGCTACATTCGCAAAGGCTGACAGATACTTCCGAGAGGAGTATCCTAGGGCACTAGAGATAGCCTTAGCCGAAGCGGGCATCGAAGCGAAATGATATGAAACCTGATTACGACACGCTACCTAAACGACCGACCGAGTTCTTCGAGTTCTTAATCGAACAGCGGTGGAGTTACTTCGTATCCCTGGATACCGAGGAGCTGAATAATAACCAGATGAGCATCGTCGCCCTGGTGAAAGCGTGTCGCTCTAAGAACCTGAAAGCCATCAAGGCGGGGATGAACCGTATCGACGGTAAGCTCGCTGTCGTTGTAGAGGTCGAGCAACCACGGTTCTATATGGAGTACCCTAATGCCCCGACTACTGGACTACTAGAGGCCCCGAAAGTGGACACGTTCAAGAAGAAGGCGGAGGATGAGCACATCCCAACTACGGGGCTCCGTAATACCTTACGGGTGCTAGGTAACGCCAAGACTGGGGCGGTAAACCATCTGCTAGACCTAGCTGGTCAGGTAGAGCGCCTGGCTATGGACGGTATAACCCCAGCTGACAAGCAGAACCCGTTCGTTAAGAGCATCATCATGGCATCCCTACTTAGCATGGGTCATTCGGGGGACTTAACAGCCATCTTCGAGATACTAGACACCATAGATGGGGTAGTAGCTGACAAGGTGAAACTACTTGGGGATGACGTGGTACTGCAGAATCATAGTCTAGTAGCCCCTCCTGGAGCCTACTTAGGACCCAATGGGGTACCCACTATGGATATGGCAAGTCAGGCTAATGCGTGGGGGCAAGCAATCGCATCTAAGAGGGGTATAGACCTGGCTATACAGGAGAATAATAGTGAGCGAAGCTAGTCTCCAGGGGACGGTAGTTAAGTACCTAAAGGCCCAGGGATGCTACGTCATTAAGACCACTCCTGGCCCTGGAGTACCCGTCGGGTGTCCTGACATAATATTCTTCAAAGACGGTTTCTGGGGTGGGCTCGAAGTCAAAGCCAGTAAAACCGCACCGTTCCAACCGCTCCAAAAGCTGACTATAGAGAAGCTCGACAAGATGTCCTGGTGTAAAGCTGTATATCCAGAAAATTGGAAGACAATCAAGCTTGAACTGGAGCAGATACTGGCGTAGATTAAGGATAGTGATGGTTTTTGGTTTTCCATCACGGTTATTGGTCATAGGTCGACTATTACTCGCATCTCAGTCGACTACGGTAAATCCTTTCTGGCAGAGGCCCCGCTCCCACTTGCGGGGTCTTTGTTTTGTTGTACTTTTAGGACTACGCATATGCTATTATTAAGCTATGAAAATAAGGGTCTCGTAACTCGGGGGTAAAAAACAAATGGCTGGTGTATATTGGCAGGGTAATAACGGAAATCTGTATGTAAAAGGCGCAGGTTTCGACGGTGTTAAAGACTTGGGTGCATACGACCAAGCAATCGGTATCATCAACCAGGGACAGTACGGTATCGGCCCATACGTCGGTTACACGGGTATCGGTACTCAGGCTAACGTCCCAGCTGCTCCTGCTAACAACAACCAGCAACTAGCACCAGAGGTTACTGGTGGCGGAAGCGGTGGCGGTGCCTCCCAGTTCGTAGATACTTCAGCAGCTCGTGCCACTACCCAAGGACAAATTGACTCCCTCGGCCGACAGCACGCCAACATGGACGCTTCAGCCCAGGCCGAATACGACCAGCTTATAGCTCAGTACGGTGAAGAGAACGCAGCTAACGAAGCTAACTACACTGGCCAGGTGACCAAGAACGAGAACGTCCGCTCAGGTGGCATCTCGCAGTCACTCGCATCAGCAGCCCAAGGTGGTAAAGGTCTTCGTGCCTCACTCGCAGCCATGGGTGCACTCGGTGGAACTGGTAGCCTACTTGCTAACCGAGCAGTCGCCAGCTCAGCCAACAAAGACGTCGGTGGCGTCAACGAGACCTTCGACACGAACGCAGAGAACTTGAACTCAGCTTGGAAGCAAACTGAGCGTGAACAACGTCAACGTAAGTCTGACGCTGATAGCTCACTGGTCAACGCCAAGACCAGGAACGCAGGTAAAATCGCAGAACAACGACAGTCTGCATTCGAAAAGATGGCTGGCTTCTGGGAACAAGCTGGTAACAAGGGTGAGGCTACTAACTGGCTCTCTAAGATGGGCGGTGAAAACGCTGCTATCGAAGCTGCATCACGAACGGCAACCCCAGGCTTCCAACGAGCTAGTGCAGCCTTCAGCCCACAAGCACTCAAGAACTACCTCGCTGGTGGTCAAGACATGAGCGTCGAAGCTGCACCTGCAGTAGGCGGACCAGGAATGCCTGGCGGTAACGGAGCAATTTACGCATCTCCACGTACTCGTCGAGAAGAATACGCATAGGGGGCTGAATGTTCGACTGGATTTCAAAGCTCTTCGGCGGTGGTAACCAGCAGAAGAGTTCATCACCCAAACCCCAATCTCGTCCTCAGCCTAATCCGCTGACTCAGATGCCATCCATGGGAAGCAGTCGTCCGATGGTCGATTTGGCTGCCCAGGCTCGTGAAGAGGAGCGTCGTCGCCGTGAAGAGGAACGTAAGGCTAAGCAAGCTGCTGACGCTGCTAAGAAGGTCAAGGAACAAGCTGAAGCCAAGGCTAAGCAAGAGCAGCAGAAACCACAAAAGACGGTCAATCCCATGGCTAACGGGGATATGTTTAGTTTGAACATGAAGCCACAAGTACCGCAGAAACGTACGGTACAGGTGGGTAACAACCCTGTGAATATGAGCCAGCAACAGCTGGATGTCGTTCGCAAGAATCCTAACGCACCATATGCACCCGAAATACACGCAGCAGCGAAGCTAGGGAAAGAGCCTACTAAGCTCGAAGCCATGAAGATTAAGATGGACCAGAATGCTGCTGACACTCGAAAAGCTAAGGTCAACAGCGCCAAGGCAAGTATGCTCGCTAACCAGATTGGTGGCGTGCTTCAGGCTGTACCACGTGAAACAGCTAACTTGCCTGCATTCGGAGCTGACATCCTCGGATGGGCTGGTATCAACAAAAAGGGCATGAAGCAGTTCTCTGAAGACTGGACTGCACTGACCGATGAAGGCTTCAATCAACTGAAGATGCCAGGCGGTAAGTCATACAACGAGGTGCTCCAGGACACTGAACGTGCCCAAGATGCTAACTTTAAAGCTATCTACGAAAACGGCGGTAGGCTTAACGAAGCAGAAATGGGTAGCTTGGCCTTTGCGGAAGGTCTTGCTTCCCTTGTTAGCCCTACCGAAGCTGGAGTAGGTATTAAAGCCGTTAGTAGGGTCAGTCGTCCTGTACAGGAGTCCAAGATTTTCGGTACAGCTGACACGATAGGTGAGTCTACTCGTCTTCGCCAGATTACTACTGAAGCGGAGCGTGTAGCCCAAGAAGCTGAGGAGGCCACGAGTCGACTACCTGACCAAGTGCAGATTGAAAAGCAAGCAGCTGAAGCTGGTCGTATCGACGATGGTGTCAGTAGCCCGTCACGTGTAGAGCAGGTACAGAGTAACCTGACCCAGCACGTCGAGCAGCAGAAGGCTGAAATTCAAAGTCGCTACGAACGTACACTTATGGGCCTAAATGAGCTAGCTGATTCCATGACTCCCCGCCCACTAGCTACCCAGTTAGCTGGTACTCCTGACCCTATGATGATGGCCCGACAGGCAGATGCCCCCTCATTTGACCCCCCACAACAGCTCACTCCATTGGATGACTTAGCGGTCCCAAGTAAGACCCCAATAGCCCAGGCTATGGACTCCCCTAATGAGGCTGCCTCTAAGGCTGCAGCAGACGCTGCTCCTGCCCCTGCACCTGAGAACGTGGTAAAGACTCGCACCCTGGAAGACATGGACGACGCAGAAATTGCTAGGCGGTTCAACGGCGCAACCCGTGAACAAAAGATGGCAGAACGTGAGGCTGCTCTGGCTGAACGAGAAGCTGAGAAAGCAGACAAGGCTGAGCGAGCCAAGGCTAAAACAGACCGCAAAGCTCAACGAGCTGCAGCCCAAGAGCAAGCAGCCATCGACGCTGGTGAAGCACCTGCTAAGACCGACCTATTCGCTGGTAAGAGGCGGACTACTGCTGGTGCCCCTGCTGAAACGAAGCCTTCGAGTAAAGCTGCCACAAAAGAACGCCAGGCTCTAGAAGATAACTTCAAGAGTGTACTCGACGGTGGCAAGACACCTGATGATGTAATCGCTTCGTTCAAGGACTGGTTGAAAAATCCAGATAATCCACGTTTCGTTCCACAGGTAGAAGCAAACATAGCGAAACTCGAAAGGCTGAAACAATTACGGGACGGTACGCCTGCTCCTAAGACGGCTGCCAAGAAGGACCTATTCGCTGGCAAACGTCGTGATGAAGCTCCTGCTAAAGAAGCTCCTGCTAACAAGGAAAGTAACGGCTGGACTACTACGAAGAACAAAGATGGTGAAAACGTAGACACCAAGACTTACGACTCATTCACTGGCGGTACTGTAACGAAGAACGTCACCCACTTCAAAACTGGTGGTACTATGTCGAAGTACACGGCTAACAAAGCTGGTGGTAAAACCAGAGAGTTCACCCGCTTAGGTGATGCTAAGAACTGGTTGGCAAAGCCTGCTAATGACCTGCCTAGCACCGCTTCGGTACGCCTGTCGAAGGAGCAGAAGGCTCTCGATACTCGTAGGGCAGAGAACGCTAAGACCGTTAAGGCAGCTGACCCAGTCGATGACGACATCCCAACCCCTGACGACGTAACTGACTTCTCAGCCCCTAAGACCACTGCTGACAACAAGAAGGACCTATTCGCTGGTAAGAGGCGTACCACTAAGGATGCCAAGGGTACTGGTCAAAAGCACACTAGCTCACCTAACCAGGGTAAGACTAAGTTCGTCGCTGGTGCTAAGGGCGTAGAAGCTGAAAAGCCATCGAAGACTCCTACTGAGAATAAGAACATATTTACTGGCGAAGGCGACAGCCCGCAGAAGAAAATGACTCAGGCTCAACGTGACGCAGCCAACAAACTGGGACGTGAAAACAGGAAGAAAGCTAAGGCCGAAGGTAAAGACAAGGTCGCAGCCAAGAAGCTCACAAGCGCACGTGCTCGTCAGACCGTCGGTGAAACTGGTGACGAAGGTACGACTGCTGCTACGGCACGGGCGTTCACCGCTCACAATACGAAGATTAACATCGCCAAGGAAACGGCTGATGCTGCTGCTACGGTTGAAAAGGTATCTGACAATAAGATACTCCAGTTCGCTGAAGACACGCTGACAGATGGCAAGACCGCAGACAGCCCGCAGTATATGTTCATGGCTGAAGCTATCGTTAAACGCCTCGACGTTATGCGCCGTGAGGGCAAGATTGACTACGACGACATGATAAACGTCGCAGCCAAGCTGGAACAGAGTCTGGCACTCAGGGCATCCAAGTCTGGTCAAACCCAGCGTATTACCCGTGAACTGTACAAGAACGTCCCTGCTCCGATACGGGTGAAGAAAGAGCTGGAGAAGATGAAGGCTCACTTCGAAGACGTACTCAAGAAGGAGTTCACATACACGAAGGCTGATGAAGCTGAATTACTGAAGCACACCGATGCCTTTGATAACGCTGCTCAGAAGCTTGAAGGTGCTGAGGCAAAGATGGACACGACGATGTCCAAGATGCTCGACCCTGAGAACAAGCTCTCTGACGCTGACCTGGACAAGCTCGACGCTGAGTTCAAACAGGCAGCCGAGACACGTAAGCAGGCTCAAAAGGATGCTCTTAAAGCTAGCCAGGACTACAAGGCTAAGATGGACAGTCTTAAACCCCCACTTACTGGTAAAGAGAAGTTCCAAAACTGGGCCCTAGGCGCACCTGACTCAATGGGTAACTACCTACGTATGTCGATGCTTTCAGCCCCATCTGGACGTATTCGTGACGTGTTCTCTACCACCTTCAACGTAGTAGACCAGGTAGCATGGCGAACAATTGAAGCGGTAACTGGAAAGCTATTGAACAAGACTACTGGTACCAACCTCTTATCTAGCATGGGAAGCAACGCTTCACGCAAGAAGGGTACACTTGGCTCTTGGGACAAGCTAAAGGCATCGTGGCGGGGTGAGTACACCCTGGACGAAGCTACTGGCCGTGCTGAAATGAACGACCGTTCTGAGCTTAAAGGCAAAGACAGTATCTACGTATTCGGTAACAAGGTGCCTACCAAATCAAAAGGTGGAATGGTTCGTGGCGCACTCGGTCTTCCAAAGAAGCTGGTCACCACTACGGTGCAGGCATCAACCGACCTTTCGTACGGTATCTATACTGACCGCTTGTACGCTAACGGGCTTAAGGCTGCCAACGCTGCTGGTCTTACTGGCAAGCAAGCTAAGAAGTACGCTGAAATGTACATGGAACGTCCTGACCTGAACGGCCGAAAAGACGCTGCTCGCATCTGGCTGGAGAACTCTGGTATGCACGATAACTTCATTAGTAAGAACCTTACTCGGTTGACTGACGCTCTCGATACCGCTGGTAGCGGTAAGGGTAAGGGTAAGGGTAAGGGCGATACTGAATCTGTAAAAGTTCGTTTTTTGAAAAAGGCAGTCGCTCGTACAATACGCACCACTACAATCCCGTTCGTCCAGTACCTTGGTGGTGCGACGCACGCTATGTTTGTACACCAGAACCCAGTCGTAAACTTCAGTAAAGCGATAGCAGCTGGTGTCAGAAAAGACCCTCAAGCAGCTATCGAGAACCTCTCAAGGGGTGGTTGGAATACCGTCAAGATAGGTACGCTTACAAGCTTGATTGGTGCTGGAGTGCTCGAAATGAGTGACACCGACGCTGACGGTAAGTCCCAATACAACGGACCATACGTCGTCCACAACGGTACATATGTCCCAGCCAGTACCTACGGTATCGCTGCAGGTTCCGCTATCATCAGTGCTCACTACATCCAAAAGGCTCTCGATAGCCTACAGGAAGGTGACATTGCAGGAGCGATGGCTAACTCTACTGTCGGTCCTTGGTGGGCTACGCTCCAGGCATCTGGTATGGACAATATGCTCTCTGGTTCTACTATACTGGCTGGACTCCCAGCTAGCTTAAGCCAAGTCGCACAGAACAGCAGCAAGAGCGCTACCGATATAGCAGCTACCATTACAGGTGGTGTAATCGGGGACATCGGTACCCAGGGTGTACCAGCTATCCTTCGTGACATTGACGCATTCCTCAACAAGGACCCGAACTACAACCCGACTGGTGAGGCACCTGACACGTCTGGTAAGGACGCAAACGGTAGGGTAAATCCTATCCAGAAGGGTATCGCCCAGGTAAAAGCTGGTATCCCATTCCTATCCGCTGACCTACCTCGTAAATCTGGTAAGCAAGCTAAGTCATTCACTGACCGTATCTTTAACGCCAATACTCAATCGGAGCAGCAGGCTGCAGCGGTTAAGAAGACTGAGACCGAGAAGCAGAACACGATTACCCGTGCCAACTCATTGTTCGAAGACCCAGACATCACGTCACTACTGTCAGACGAGCAAAAAGCTATCCACGACAAGTACAAGGGCAAGCTCGATAATGCCTCGAAAGAGGACATGGACAAGATGTGGAAGGGTGTCAAAGACTCCAAAGACAGGCTCATGGATGACGGCAAGTTCACCGCTCACGGTAAAATCCTGAGGTACGAGCTGGAAGAAATGAAGGCTGCCGGTAAGAGCAGTAGCGTCGACATCGCCAAGCACGAACGAAAGACTATCCGTTCAGAGCTGGCTGGTAAGAACAACATTAGGCCTGACATCTTCCGAATGTACACTGGTGACGACACGGCCGAAGGTGGTGGTATCTCCCAGTCTGAGTTCAACAAGATGGTTGACCCAGACGACCCAAGCTACACGCCAGAGGGTCACGAAATCGCTAACCTATTGGCTCAGCTGGACGCTATATATACCGAAGCTGGTGTCAGCTCGAACACCAATGGTGTCGACCCTTGGAAGAGTAAGAAGTACAAACTGCCTAGTGACTACGCTGCTGAAAAGGCTGCCAAGGGCGGTGGTGGCGGAAGCAAGAACCTGATGGCAACTGACGTCGGTATCCTGAAGATGATGGAGACCGAAGATGGTGGTAACGGACTGAAGTACAAGACGGTAAGCGGTGTGCCAAACATCATGGCTACTACCCCCCGAAAGAACTTCAAGAAAACTATTAGCATCAAGAGGGGGGTACAGCTATAATGGACTCAAATAGGGGAGCGTAATGGAAGAACAAATATACGATTTAGGCCAAAAGATTTACCTTACGCTCAACGGCGTCTACAACGATGTCACTGGTGACGAACGGGACCTGTTCGTCAACGAGACAATCGACTGGACAAACCAGTACCTGGAAGAGTTATCCCTAGAGGCTGACTGGTCATACCTACGCACCCAAGGAGCTACTCTGGGCACCGTACTCACCACCACCACGGTGAGTGCACTTCCTGCGACGATAATGCGCCCAGTATACGACTGGCAACGTCCAGTGGTTATGACTAAGCTAGATGGCCAAAAGGTCGTCTGGCACCTGGTCAAACCTAACCTGCTCTACAACGCAAGCGAAGGTGGTATCCAGCAGAACCGTGTCGCCCTGGTCGGTCGCACATTGAAGTTCTCACGACCGTTCACTGCGGACGAAGTCGGCGCCACAATCGCTGGTGACGTAATCAGCAAGTTCACTCCAATCAGCCTGTCGAGCACAGCCTCACTAGACCTGATTCAACCACAGCAACTTATCGTACTTGGTGTCGCTAAAAACCAGGTCCTTCCAGACGTGGTCAACAACACCCTTACCGCCAACTACGACGTGAAGTACCAACGGCTTCTGCGTAAGGCAATCGAGCTGGACGGAGCCTCAACTGGCCTCGACGTACTTGAGACTGATGACCTTAGCTTCGTAGGTGGAGTCTACTAATGGACAGGGACAAGATGCCTGCGGTTAAACCCCGCAGCATTCAATCATTAGACATCGTTTCGATGGCAGGTGGGCTCGACGAACGTGGCGACTACGACGTAGCGCCTAATACTTTCGTGTTCGGTCGTAACGTCATGCCTGACCAACGTGGACTGCTTACTCAGCGGTACGTGAAGAAGCGATGGCTACCCGACACCGTCGGTCCTGTTAACCAGATTTACGGAGTCGTCCACGATGACGGTCTGTATTACTTCACGGCTGACGCTGGCAAGATTAAGTACATCCAGGACGGTGATACCGCTTGGACGAACTGTGGGGGGTCTAACAGCTTCACTAACAGCCCTACAGCAAAGACGACGTTCGTACGTGTTCTCGATAAGGTAATCGTCATCAACGGCGTCGACAAGATAGCCTACGTAGACCTGACGAATATGAACATCGTGAAGTTCACGGCTCTGACGAACCCACTGAACGCACCGACAATCACACTTACTGGTTCTGGTATCACGGGTAGCGGTAACTTCAAGATTTACTACGGTATCTCATTCAACTCCACTGTCGGTGAAACGAAAATCTCACCTATCTACGGTGGTTCGAACACCATCAGCAAAGACCGTTACACCTGGAAGACAGATGGAACTGACTTTATCGACGTAGTACGTAACAACACCGCTCCTGTAGGTGCTGTTAGCTGGAACTTATATATGACTACCAAGGCAGCTGGTGGGACCATCCAGGCCTCAGATATGCTCCCACTATCGGTAGGTATAGACATAGCTACTACCACTTTCAGGGACAATGGTACCCTCCCAATAGACCTATCTAGGGGTAACGCTCCTGAGGACAACTCCACTGACGGTCCGACTGTTAAGTACGGTATTGAAACTGGTGGTAGGCCCATCCTTTACGGGGATGTAAATGCCCCCTATAACATCTGGATTGGTGGTGACGGTGAGCACGCACTAGACTTTAGCCCTAACAACGGTGGGTATAGAAGTGAGGTATCTAAGGGTACCAACTACTACCCTACTAACGTGGTCGGTTTCCGTAACGGCCAGGGTATCCCAAGCCTGACGATTCTGTTCTCGAACCCGAACGGGTTGTCGAGGCAGGCTATCTTAGAGCAGCAGACGGTGACGTTCGGGGACATCTCGTTTGTCGTATGGGGAGTCACAGAGCAGAACTACGGTTCGGCGGGTGTGGCAGCGCCGTACGGAGTGGCTAACTACCTAGGTGGCCTGTACTTCCCATCGACGGACGGATTCGTTCGTATGGATACGGAGGCGTCACTACAGAACGTCCTATCAAGTAAACGTATCAGTGACCCTGTCTACAAGACCGTGGGCACGATTAAGAACACCGCCTTGGAAAACATCGTGGTGGCTGCTTGGGACAACAAGATTATGTGGACCGTACCGTCTCGTGGCTACGAGAAGAACAACGAGATACTTATTCACGACATAACGACCCGTGAGAACCCTATTTGGTACAAGTGGGAAATCGCTTGCCAGTGGATTGGTGTTATCAGCCCGAGTGACGCTATCAGCTTCGTGTATGTCTGTGAGGACAACCATATTTACCGCCTCGTTAAAGGGTTCGTCGCAGCTGACGAGGACTCCAGTGGTGCATCGGTTCCATTCCCTATCGCAGCTCGTGGTGGTTTCTTAGGCCTGAACCAGGCTCACAACTCCTACAAGGCTGTCGTGCAGGTGGTATTCGACCTGGTGGACGTTATCGGTAAAGCCGACCTGACGGTATCGTACTTGAACAGGGGCAAGAAGCCACGCTCCAAGACGAAGCCTGTCGAGTTTAACTCTTATGCAACCTCATCTCTGGACGGTTGGGATAACCCCAACTACACTTACCCTAACGAGCCAGGTGCTTATGGCGGATGGGACACCATCGCTCCGCTATCTGGTGACTCATCAGAGGGTAAGGTCCGAAGCCGTTCGAAGCTGAGGATGAAAATAATAACAAACGAGTTGCAGTGGGAAATCGCCACTAACGCTACGGACGCCTCTTCATTCATCCTAAGGACCGTCTCTTACGAGGGTGTGGACCTGGGTAATAAAGTGGACCTAAGATAGGGGTAATAAGGTATAGTATGAGCATGAATGACGAGAACGAAAGCGGATTAAGTACCGTACAAAGGTACGTGTCTGAGTGGACTAAGTCTAGGGACTGGATTAAGAGGTATACAGCCGACTTCCGTGAGCTAGAAACCCTCGTAGACGCTATCTCACTTACCAGTACACCTAAGGCCCCATTAGTGGGTGACATAACCCTGGCAGCAGCCGTACGGCAGATACCCCGTCAGAGCGTCCAGCAACTACCTGTGATGTCGTTCGAAGTGAACGGCTCTAAGCGCTCAATCAAGGCTATCCTGATGAGCTGGGTCATTCGTCGCATCGTCTTTAACCAGGACTCATTCGGTACTGGTGTCCTATCCCGTGTCCAGCTAGCTGCTGAGTCTGCCTTTACGCACGGCTTCCAGATGACAATGGCAAGCTTCGGTACGAACCCTCACGATTACGGTGTGAACCTTCAGCTCGTGCACCACGCCGACTTCGCTGTCGAGCGAGGCATCCTCGACTTCTCTGACTCTGGCTTCTATACGATTCGCTCACGGGTTACTCGTAGCCGTGTTAAGGCAATCCTCAAGAAGGCCAAAGCCAACGCTAACGACACCACTTGGAAGATTAAAGAACTCGAAGACCTCATAAAGACTGGTCCTAACAGTAACGCTGGTTACGCCACTGAAGTGTCTGAGCTACGGTCTGACCAGGCACTTAACGACGCTGACGACACGTACGAGTGGCTTACACGCTACAGCGTCGGTCCGTACTACACGGTAGACGTGTTCGAAGCTCATACTGGTAAGCACCTACGTGAAGCTAAGAGTAACTCGAAGTTCGGTTACCCACGTATGCAAGGTCTAGTCATCGACCCAGCCCAGCTAACACCGTTCGGTGTCTCACGTGTCCGCCTGGCATCAGCCCCAGCTAACTACGCCAACATCTATCAGCAATCAACGGCACGTATGCTCCTGATAAACGCAGACCCACCGACGTTCGAACGTGGTGAGTTCATTGGCACGCCAGCTATGAAGCGACGTGCTCGTATCCGCTCTAACGACCCTAACGCTGAGTTCAAGGTCATGGAGATGTCTAACAGCACTCTGTCGCAGTACCAGCAGGTCCTGAAGCACACGAGCGACCAGGTACTGAACGTGATGGGTGTTACATCTGGCTCCGTCGGTGTCAGCGGTGGCGGTGGTGGTGCGTACGAGAACAAGGTGAAGACTGGTATGGAGAAGAACGTCTCCGACCTATCGACCGCTCAGGTCACGCAAATCGTTGAGAACCACTTACGTCAATTCGCTCTGACCGCAGCCGACCTGTGGGTTTCCGAGCAAGCCCGAGCCGACGAGGAAGTCGAAGTGATTATCGACGACGAAGCGAAGGACAACATCAACGAACTCGGTGAGTCTACTTTCGTACCAGAGCCAGTACTCGACGCTATGGGACAACCAGCCGTAGACCCTATGACTGGACAGCCTCAGATGACCAAGTACGAGCCTATGGTAGGTGACGACAACATCCTGATGATTAACTGGAAGCAATTCTACGACAGCATTAAGACCTGGACTGCAGACATCGACCTATCTATGGGCAAGGACCAGATGGACGAGAAGAAGCGTGCTGACCTACAAGACATCCATACTGTCATTAGCCAGACTGCTAACCCTAATGACCCTAATGACATGGCTATGAAGGCATCCCTTACTAAGGAACTGCTACAGACAGCCCTACCTGACACTGCTAATATAGCCAACAACAAGGCACTTACCATGCAGAACGCCACCCCATCACCAGAGCCTACGCAACCAGCACAGCCCCAGGGTCCACCCCAAAGCGTCTAGTTTCGCTAGAAAAACTGTTGACTTATACCCCCACCTTCCTTAGAGTGGGGGTTATGAGTACCCCACTTAACGAAGACCTTGATAACGATTTCGGATATGTTTCCCCCGCCGACTTCGATGAACCAGGTGACAAAGAAGACGACATCAAACACAAGGACGAGGTAGACCTACCTATCCTTGAAGAAGTGGTCCACTACCTGGACAAGCAAATCGCTAAGACTACGAATACCGACTCCCTGGCACCTACTGAAGACACCAAGGACATGACACTTGAGCAACGGTGGGCTGTACAACGTGAGCTCGGTCGTAAATTAGGACTAATTAAGGCAAGCATTACTGCTGTAATTGAAGGGATAGACGACAAGTATGACGAAACTAGAGGATAATACAGCACCCGTTGACGACGATGAAGTCGGTGGTGAAGACTGGGACAACGCATTCGACGAGTTCTACGAGGAGGAGTTGAAAGATGACAAACAAGACGATAGTGCTGATATGGATACTGATGGTGATAGCGATGATGACGCTGCTAGTGATAACGAATCGGTAGCTGACGACGACAAGGACGACAAAAAAAATTCAGACGACAAAGATGTTGTTCTGAATACCGATGACAAGGAAGAAAAGCCTGACCTAGCACCTGGCGAAGACCAACGCCAAGTCGTGAAGGACGCACTCAAAGAGGTGTACACGGAGCAGAACGCAGCCAACGAACGCATCAGCCAGTTAGCTGACGAAGCTATCTCGATGATACATCCTGAAGGTATCCCTGACCCCCGTACTGACTCTGATGGTGACCCTATCAAGAGTGCCAAAGAAGTAGAACAGCTCTACAACCCAGCTACTGGTGAGAACTACACCCCTGAAGAAGCCCGTGAATGGTTCGCTCAGGCGACTGCCAAGTACGAGGAAAACGTAAACTCAGCTTACGCAGAAGCCTCTCGTGTCGCTGAGGTGTCAATGAACCTCGATAAGGGTCGTGAAGCCGTTATGCGTAGCTACGGTGACTTCATCAACGAGAACCCTGACATCGCTCAGAAGGTACTATCCCGTTACATGGCTACGCTCAAGACCAAGGGTGAGGGTGAGAACGCTTACGTGGTAGACGCACCTGTCGACATCCTTGAGTTCTACAACGACGTTATGTACCCCTACGTCGAACTAGCCGAGAAGAAGAAGGAAGCCGACGAAGCAGCAGCTGCAGCTGAGGAAAAGAAGCAGGCGGACCTGAAGAAGGCCAAAGCACACCGTGACGAGTCCCGTGACTTCCCTACGAGTGTCGGTGACGACGCTACGAAGACTGGTGACGACATGGACTGGGACGACGCATTCAAACAATACTATGGGAGTAAATAGACATGGATAATTTCAAACTACCTGAACAGTACGAGTTCTTTAACGTGAAGACGGGGGAGACCCGTATCTTAAAAGCGACTGGCTCATACGCCAAGCACATGATTAACGGGTTCATCCTGTCATCTAACCTGTCACGTAACTCAAGCCGTGGACAGGACATGGGGTGGCGCTTAGCGAAGGACACCCTGCTAACCGTTAAGCAGGCACAACAGAACCAGATGATTATGCGTGAAATCGCAACCGCTAAGGGTGTGAACCCACGTGGTGTCCGTTTACCTGACCTGATTGAGTTCCTGGTCGACTCGTACAACAACCAAATCCAGGCGCAGGAAATCCAAGATGAAGAAATGCCACGCTTCCAAGCTGAATACGAAGCTTCGCTTAAGGGTACCGACGTAGCTGCAGCCCCTATCGACAGCGACATCATCACCGACGACACTGAATCAGCCCCTGTTTCGAAGACCACCAAGAAAGCCTAGTCAATGATTGCGGTCCCGCAACACTATACTCCGAGGGAGTATCAAGCTAAGTTCATGCGGGAGGTACGGGACCGCCGATTAGCGGTACTCTGTTGGGCTCGGCGTGCGGGTAAGGACCTTACCTGCTTCGCCTATGCCATTAGTCGTATGGTGGAGGAGCCTATGAACGTAGCCCTGATATTCCCGACAAAGGAACAGGGCTTCAAGGCGTTCTGGCAGAACATCGAGAACGATGGGTTCAAGACCATCGAGCACATCCCCAAGCAGTTAATCGCCTCCCAATCGAACACGAAAGACTCGATGCACATCACGCTGTATAACGGGTCTACTTTTATGTTGCTGGGTGCCAGTGACCCTGAGTCCCTACGTGGTGCCAACGCCAAGCTATACATTCTGTCTGAGTTCGTCGACATCGACTCTGAAGTGCTCAACGTTATCCGTCCTATTACGACGGTGAACAAAGGGCAGATTATTATCCAGTCGACACCTAAGCTGGACGGTATATCTGGCGGTGTATTCAAACGCCTATTCGATGGTGCCAAGACCAACGTGAAGCAATACGCCAGCTACATTCAGGCTACCCATTACCTGACAAAAGAGGAGCTGGAAGAAGTACGCCAGGAGTACATCCTGCAGAACGGTTCTGACTGGAAGTTCCGCCAGGAAATGATGCTCGATTGGGGTGCTGCAAGTGCTACTAGCTATTACGGGGATATTCTTGATAAGCTAGAAAAAAACGGCCAGGTGGGGGACCATCCGTACAACAAGAGCTACCCAGTGTTCACCAGTTGGGACCTAGGTGGGGGTGCTGACTCCACGGCTATTGTCTTCTGGCAGTACTATGACAAGGAACTGCATATGATAGATGCCCACGAAACCCACGTGATTAGTGACCCCGCATTGGTCAAGTTCGTACAGTCTAAACCCTACAATTACGGGTGGCATTTCATCCCCTGGGACGGTGCTAAGAGGGACTCAGATGCGGTCGCACGTATCCAGAAACTTCGAGACCTCGGGCTCGCAAACGCATCGCTGCTGCGTCGGACGAACGTGGAAGAGGGCATCAAGGGCGTTATCGAACTGCTGATGGAAGACACGACGACCATCCACAAGCCGATGATGGGCTGGGCAGTCGAGAAGATGAAGAAGTATTCCCGTAAGTTCAACGAGTTCACGGGTGACTATGAAGGTCCTGAGCACAAGACTGAGTCCCACTTGAACGACGCCGTCCGTTACACGTATGCAGCTATAGACCAGAAGTTCGATAGTGTTACGGGGGTATGTTACCTGATGGGTGGGGATGATGCGGTGGACTATAGACGCCCCGAAGATGACATAGGAATTAGGCTCTATAGTGGGATGTCTAACCACTCTGACGACTGGATGGACTCTGGGGACCCTATTGCAGACGCCTGGGATATATAAAGTACACCATTATTGCTAAATGCTATTGCTATCCCTACTGTAAGTGTATATATTTATAGGCATTAGGGGGGTACCCTGATATAACGGAGGAAAATTAAATGGCACTAGGCCGAGCAACACACAACCTGCTAGACCGCCCTTTGGCGATTAGCAGTGTTTTCACACCGTATGTTGGCGACACTGGTTACTCATTCACTGGACTGAACACAATTTATGTTCTGCACAATGAAAACGGTAGCCTTGCTACATACAACGAAGCAGCAGCTTCAGACGCATTCGGAACTGTAACACTTGCAGTACCACTCGAAGACGAATTGACCCTTGACTACAACCAGTCAATGATTAAGCGCATCCAAAGCACTCAAATCATGGACATCCCTGTAGACGCTTACGTCAAGAAATGGGTTGCACAGCAACTCGACCAGGTCTTCGTTCCTGCACACGATATTTACTCACTAGCTAAGCTCGTCGCAGCTCGCCCAGTTGGAAACAAGGTCGTTAGCGCCCCTGCTTCATGGACTGGTAGCGGTGACGGTACTGGCAAATTGAGCTTCGTAGTTGGACAAGCTATCACTACAGTAACTGACAAGGGTGGTGACACTAACCAGATGATTGGTTGGGTCTCAACAGCTTTCTTGAACAGCCTTAAGGCAGAAATCAGTTTCACTGGTTCTGACGCTGGTTACAACGACGCTAAGAACAGCCACTACCTTGGTAAGCACGATGGTGTAACGATGGTCGCTGTTCCAAGCACTTACTTCCCAGCAGGTGTTTCAGCAATCTTCGCTGACAAACGAGCCATCATCCACGTCAAACCTAAGCTTGACCCGAAGGGTAACGGTTACGTTCTCCTCGAAAAAGTCCCTGGTTTCAGTGGAGTCGAAGTTCAGTTGCGTGACCGTGGTGCGACATTCGTGTCGTCACAGAAGGCACGTAACGTTTCAACAATCGAAAACGCCTAAATAGCGTTCTAGAGGTACGTATAGAACCCCCCCCAAAACAGGGGGGTTTTATTTTGTGGACTTATAGGGGGCTAAGCTATAGAATTAAGGGTATAATGGCAGACATTTCAAACATTAGGGGTTCAGACGGGACAGGCTCCGCTGCGAAGGCGTCGGTGACGCAATCCCGAGCAGTCAACAACCCGACCATTACGGTAGACGGTTTGAGCCACTGGCCAGCAAAGTTCATCGCAGTAACAGGAACCCCTGACTTAGTCGCCAAGACAATCGTAACGAGCACGTTACAGGTCTTCTTCGGTCACTCATCAGGTAGCACAATAATTATCGACTCATTCGCACCTGGGTACACCGACAAGGGTAATGCCATCGGTGACATCGTCATCCTGAAGCCAACCACAGCGGGGCAGGATGAAATAGCCGACCTATTCGCACGAGCCCACAAGAACGACGGTTCTATCAAGCAAGTCGACGGTAACGCAGCAGGGCTGGTATTTTCAGCAGCAGCCACACAGCCAGCACCCGACCCAGATGGTCGCATAACCGTGTGGTTCGAGCCACTATAGGGAGATAAACAATGTCGGTAACTGGTTACGCAAGCACGGGAGCGTTCTTCAATACAGGTGTAGGTGTATGTAGGATACACGCTGAAATTAACTATGACTGGAGTAGGTGGGATAATACCGTCACCTTCAACAATACCTATGCTCGCATCAAGTACTACCGTGAGAGCGGTAGCTGGACTAGCTTCACCTACAACGCTGGGTGGGCTTGGAGGTTATTCGTTGATGCTGGGGTACTGCGTCGCTCTGACACGGCTAGCGGTACACGAAACGCTAACACTACCGAACAGATTGCTGCTGTAAGCGTATCGTACGGAGTCGCTGCTGGTACGACTGCTATCTCGGCACGTGTCGGTGCTTGGTTCTCAGGTGACCCTGAGACTTTCGCTAACCACACGCTCTACTTCGGTGCTGCTAGCGCCCCTGCAGGTATGTGGGTATCAGCTTCGGCTGTGACTGACACGACGGCCAACCTATACGGTAACGTCGACTACTGGGGTCT